GCTACTCCTGAAGAAATGAAAAGAGAACAGGAGCGTAGGAAGAAGGCGGGTCTAAATCCAGATGGAACTAAGAAAAAGCCAGTAAAGAAACAAACAAACCGAGAAGTAGCTAGAGCTACAAGACATGAAGATGAGGGAGGTGCCGTTAAGTCTTCTTCTGTAACTGATAGCCGTAATCCTATTTATGATAAGATGGCCAAACTTTTTAGAGAACAGAAAGATGAAGAGAAAGATACCCCTGAAACTCGTTTAAAAGCAGATTTGGCTCAAGCAGCAGCAGAGGAAAAGGCTGAAAGAGTTCCTCTTACATCTAAATCTAAACCTCCAAAAGGAACAGGTGCGCGTAGAGAAAAGAAACATGGTTTGAAGCCAGGAACACATCAAAAATCAATTGCCGCTGCTCAGGCTGCTGCTTCCCGTGGTGAAAGCCCCGCTGAGGCTGCTAGAAGGGTACGACAAAAAGGAACTGTATAATGAAAAAAGAATGCGTTTTAGGTGGTATAGGAATCCTCCTTGTAGGGTTGCTGTTGGGGAGTGCTGTTTCCAAGATGTCTTACAAGGGCTGTGGTGCCCACAGGGGCGCACGGATGGAACGCATGGAAGGTATGAGGCGTATGGGTCCCCAACGCGCTCAGAGGGGCACACAGGCTTTCGCTTGGAAGTCTGCAAAAATTAAAAAAAATAAGCAAAAATCTACTGAGTAATGTAGATATTTTAGGACGGAATATTTTATGAGTAACAAAGTAAAAAACATTGCGGATCTACTCCCAGAGGGGCTGAGCAAAGAGGCTATCAACGAAATAGCTTCTTTAGTTAATACAGTCATCGAAGAGGAAGTAGATACCCAAGTTAAAGATTTAAACAGCAAAGTTTTCGCATATCTTCGTATTCATATTGATGAAGTAAAAGAGCATGCTCTTAAAGAACTTCATGAAGAAAACGAAACTTATCGTAATGCGAAACTCTTTGAAGAGCTAAAAACTTTCATGACATTAGAAATGTCCAAGGAAGATGAAGACTCTGCTGTTTCCAAAGTAGTTCAAGAATCAGCTCAGACTCAAGAAGAAGTTGATGTTCTCGTTGAAGAACTAAACAAGTCTCTTTCTGAGAATGATAAACTTGAAACTACTCTAACTGCGATTTCTTCTAATGTAGAATCCCTTAAAAAGGAAAAAGAACTACTAGAAAGAAAAGTTGTGAGCTTAACTGAATCTCTTGATGAAGCTCAGGAGGAACCTTTCAAGTCCTCCGAAAAGGCTGTAGTCATTGCAGAGAATATAACACAACAACAAAGAACTTTGTCCGCTGACAATGAGTTCTTAACAAAGGATGTGATGAAATTCATGCCCTTCAACTCAACAAAGGAATAAAATAATATGAGTATGTGGGAAGACAATAAGCTTGTTGAGAAGTGGGAACCTGTTCTTGATGGTGTCGAAGACGATTTCATTCGTAGAACTACAGCCCAACTTCTTGAAAATCAAGCAAAATCAATTCTCTCAGAAAGAATGGATGAGGCCGCTAGCTATGGTGACGCAACTACAGTTGGTAAATTAGGTACTTTCCAGAAGTTCGCATTCCCCCTAGTTCGTCGGGTTTATCCCGAGCTGATTGCTAACAAGATTGTTGGCGTTCAGCCTATGCAGGGGCCAGTGAGTCAGATTTTCTATCTGGGTCACACGCGATCTCACGGTGCTGAGGCAATTGATCAGACTGTTTACAGTAAGTTTAACTTAACTTATCGTGGAGCAGTTACATCATCTGTAGGTACGGTTTCGGGGCATGGCACGGCTGAAGGCCAAAATCAAGCTACGATTTCGGCTGCGTGGACAAGCCCAGAATCGGGTAACTCCTCAGGTCTAGATGGAGATGATGCCATTAGTGGCTTCGACCTGTCTAATGTCTTGATGAAGTCGGACGCAATGCCAAGTGGCGGTGCTGGATATCGGGAAGGTATGGGTGGTCATCCTAGTGCTACCTATGGAGGCAAAGTTGCTTCTTTCCCTGATCCAAAAACAATTCTTGGTTATAGTGTATCCGCTGGTGAGCGTCTCAAAGGTAACGAGATTCCTGAGCTTTCCTTCCATATCGAGCAACAGGCTGTTGTAGCCCGTACTCGTAAGATGAGGGCACTCTGGACTCTTGAAGCTTCACAAGACCTCAAGGCGTACCACGATCTTGACCTAGAAAGAGAGCTTACTGGCTTGCTTAGCCAGGAGCTTAGCCTCGAAATTGACCGCGAACTAATTGAAGACCTTCGTATGATTGCATACGATGTTCCCAATATAGCTGCACCCGGATTAGGTGGTTGGGAGCGGGATACTCTCGCTAATGCCAACCCAAATAGCTTTGCTGCTCAAGGCGGACTAGGTCCTTTTGAAGGTTCTGATTTTACACCAGTAGCCTTCACTTACGACTTTACAGGAGTAGGTACTTCTGATGGTGCAACGGAAATAGGGTCTGATCCCGCTGGTACTGATAGCAATGTCTTTGTGATAGACTTCACAGCCTCTTCACTGGACTTTGCTCCACAGCACATGGGTCATGTATATGCTAACTTGCTGGCGGTTCTAAACCTAGCCTCGCAAGACATCTACAAGACCACTCATCGTGGACCCGGTTCTTGGATCCTAACTTCACCTCTAGTCGCTTCTATGCTGGAATCAGCTGCGAAGCTTGAGGGGGGTATGGCTGGTGCTGACAAGCCCACTAACATGGGCGGCACCAAGGTCGAGTACAAGGGTAAGTTCGCAGGTAAGTATGATCTCTATGTTGATCCTCTGTTCCCAGAGGACGAGATTATGATGGGTTACAAGGGTGCAAATGCTATGGATGCTGGCTTCTGCTACTGTCCATACATTCCCTTGCAGCAAATCCCAACCATAGTGGATCCTGAAACCTTCCAACCCAGGAAGGGTATCCTGACTCGCTACGGTAAGGCTGCTGTACAACCCGCGTCTAGGTTCTATCGAATAATTCGGATAATTGGCCCAACCGCCAACTATCTGTTCACACCATTCGCCAAGAACACTTCCAACAATGCGAACAGCATGGAAGCCATAGCCTAATCTTACTAAAGATTAACAAGGTAATAGAAGAGGCCAGGATTTATCCTGGCCTCTTTGTTTTTGTGGGTAGTATATAATTTAGGAGATATTCTATATGGAGTATAAGAGTAAATGCAGATTTCCATTATTAATAGCTTTGGAGGGAGAGATTAGGCAAATAAGGCCTGGAGAGATAGTAGTTATTTCTGAATCAATATCTCACCCCTACCTTGAGCTAATTACTATCCCTATTAAAAAGAAAGTAAAGAAGGAAACTTCTGCATCAGAAAAAAGTAATACTAAAAAAGTAAAGAAAGTAAAAGAACCTTTAGGAGAAATTGAATCTGATGGCGCATAATCCATTTCGTACTGACAATGTACCTTCTCCAAATTTATCAACTTTTGGAGGAAAGATTTACGGTGATAGTTTTTCAGAAAATCGAGGAACAAATGTAACTGATTTAGTTCCTCATACTGAAATTGATACCAGTAAATTAGGGACTACAAATATATCTGATGGAATAGAGTTCAATGATTTTGAAGAATACATTAAGAGTTTCATTTTGGGGAGGCTAGGCCACCCAGTAATCCGTGTAGAATTAACACCCTTTCAATTAAAAAGTTCAATTGATGAATCAATATCAAAATTTGAATTTCATGCTCCTATGTGGACGATGCAGATGGCGGCGTTCGATGCTTCAGCTGGCATAAATATTTATGAACTGCCTCAATATATGTTAAATAATTTAGAGTATGTAGTTTACAAAAAGACTTTACTAACTATTCAACAACAAGCTGGTACTCTAGAATTTGATTTCTTTATTAAATATTTCCAAGATAACTTCTTGTTTCAAAATTTTGGTGTAGGAGATTTTTATCTATTACAACAACACCTAGAACAATTAAGAAAAATTCTAGGACAAGAAGGTGGTTTCAATGTACTTAATAATAAATATCTTCAAATATATCCAGCACCTGTTATAACTCCACAAGGTGTAGTAATTGTTTACAGAGCATTGGATTCTAACACAATTCACCCAGCGTACAGAAACTGGATACAAAGATATGCCCTAGCGGTTGCAAAGGGGATTCTCGGAGAGATAAGAGGAAAGTATGCGACACTTCCTGGCCCAGGTGGTGGATCAATGTTAAATGGCTCAGACTTAAAACAAGAAAGTATGAGCGAAAAAGCAGCACTAGAAGAAGAACTTCGTAATGAGCTTGAAGAACCTCCCGCATTCACAGTCTTCTAATGGAAAAGAAAAATTTTAAGATATCTACAAATGTACCCCCTCTCTCTAATATTGATGATATTAGTGATGGGGAACTAAATCTTTTTGATCCTAATAATCCAGATATTGGATTGTTTAATCTTATCGATGATGAAATTATTAAATTATCAGGATCAAAATTCCATTACTATAAGTATTTTCAAAGTGAAGACTACGATCCAGTGTATATGGAGGCTAGAAATAAGCCAGTAGCAAAGGAAGCTTTAACTGTTTACGGACATTACGATCCAAAGGTCTTGGAAGAGAACTTATCTCAGTTTGGATTGGAACTTACTAACGATCAATTTTTTATCTTTAATAAAAGTTACATCGAACGACTCCTGCAAAGGACTCCGATACCTGGGGATCAAATAAAGCCTTACTTCCAAAATTGGAAATGGGAAATTTTCCAAGTACAGGAAGATAGCTTTGAAGCCTATGGAGTATACCATCTAATATGTTCCGCGAAGATTCTCAGGGATTCAGAAGATGTTCAAGATACGCCCTTGACAGATACTATTGATAGGCCAGGGGGCTTTTTAGAAAATGGTTAATCTCCCAAAACATAGAGGCTTTTCTTATGTTCAGCCTAGTTTCCATTATTTCTCTAATAATAAGGAACAAGACTTTGATAGAATGCGCGAGGATTTTACCTTTTTTAAAGCAAAAGGTTTTACTTCCGTAGGTTTCTGGGTTAACTGGGGAGATATTATTGGTGTATGGGACCCTAGTGGCGTTGCTGGTGGTGTTGAAGGAGCTTCCTCATTAAATACTTGCGGGACTACCTACTTAACTTGTGCTGTGGATATTGCCAATGAAAATGGTTTATCAGCAATTTTTAATATAAAGGGTGGGGACGGACCTTGCCCATCTGGAACTAGTAAAAGCGATGTGGATGGTGCTGATACAGCCCTAGACTACACACTAAATGTGGTACACCAATGGGGTGGGTGGCCTACTGGAGTAGGTGAAAGAACTAATGTCAATGGATACTGCGATCTTGGACCTTTTATAAAACAACAAAATCAAGGTGGTGGCGCTCAAGATTGTTTCCTTAATGAAACTAATCAGTACCACTCCCACTACATTGGACAAAAATATGATTATATGGCTGATGTAGGAAGTACTTCTGGGTTCTTACAGTTTATGTATGAACTCGGAAAATTAATGAAGGATAAAACTAATATACTATATTACAAATTTTCTATGGAAATGTTTTATCCAGAATTCCCACAAGCAAAACCTAGTGCTGTTTTAGCAGAAAAGTATGCTGCTTGGTTGTACAGAGATCCAGAAAATATACTAGGAGAAGAAGACCCTACAGTACTGGCCAACTGGCAAACTCGGTGGGGAAAAGATAAAGCTTTTATAGCAGGAGAGCACCAATGGGTTAGCGGGGTCGGTGAGGGGGCCGCCGAAGGTGGGGAAGGCACTGGAGAACCCAAGGGTAATCAGGGGGGTGTTTCTGCTGTTCATTGGCACGATCCTACCACTATGGCAGCTAACGGATATCCTATACCAGATGTTGCTTCTTGGGCAGTTTTTTCTAGTGTAGGACAAGTTGCCGCTCCGAGTAACAATATTGCAAATGCTACTATGAGAGCTACCCCACTGTATGTCTACAGTTCTAATACAGGTTGGAACATGGGACTTTCTTCTATGAACTACCGTGGTTGGGATTTAGGAGTTACTGGCACCAGTGCTTGGGATACCTCGATAGGTATAAGACAGTCCTCAACTAAACTAGGAGATTTTTATAAATTTCTTCATCTTTCTCTAGTGGCAGACGCTGTACCGTATCAACAAGTAGGGGCGAATCCACCCCCATATTTGCCATTGACAGTATCTGCAATGATGGATCATATTAGAGCTAATGATACAGACGCATCTGTAGGAGTAAAATGGTGGCCACCAAAAACTCTAACAGAGACATGGGGATTTGATGCTTCTCAGGCTGCGAGGGTTTATTCTTTGGGGTCTTATGGGAATTTGCTTCCTTTGGGTTGGTATCCTACCTGGCAAGGTATGGGTCTTGATGGTCTTCCAGATGGACAAAAATGGTCTAAAAAACAAGGTAATCCGCCAAATAATCAATATACTTTTAAAGAAACATTACAAGGATATTATGATTTATCTGGTGAAACTTTATATGATGGTGGCCCAGTAGTCTGGGCTTCAGGAAATGGAATTGATGCTATGCCTGTAACAGTATGGGAAACTGGGTTAGAGTCTTCGGGATACCTATACGATGAGGATACAGTCGATGAAGGTATGACCCCGTATAGCCATCCTAGAATGATGCTAGAAGATTTAGATAGAGATTGCACTACTTGTGGTGTGAATGGATTCAATATTTGGGAGTCCGTAGATAGATTTGGTGAGGCGGGAGAGCAACCAGATAAGAGGTATTATTTCGGTATAACTGATTTTAGTGGGCTTCCTCAGGATACTGCAAATATCTTTTCTACTTCTGGTATGGTTGATGTTAGTGGCTCTATGAAGGAGGTCGGTGATGTAGCCGACCCAGTAGAATTTAGTGGTGCGTCTGTAAGTTCAATAACTAGACCTGATGGCACTACAGAGGATCTTTTATTTCTATCTGCGGGACAGACAGTTAAATTTTGGAATGTAAATCAACAAAGTATTGACCCAGATACTTTTACGAATCGACCACTATACTTATCTGTTTGTTCTTATGACGAGAAACCTACCGTTCCCCGTAGTACGGATGTATTATTAAAGGCCCCAGCCACAATACAAAAATATCACCAGACAGGGATAATGCTACCAACGGCGACGGATCAACGAATGTCCACGGGTACTGCTGGTATCGGGGATCCTTCTTCTGCCTATACTTTTACTTTTAATGAATCAAGAATTTATAAATTAGGGGGCAATACTCTTAAAAAAGATCCTACAAAACCTAGGATCATCGGTGTGTCCCCAGTAACCGTAGCAATAGGGGAAGGCCCTTTCGATTTATATATTTATGGATCTGATTTTGATGTTGATACCCCACTTGTTTATGGCTATATTGGAGCAGCAGATGGATTTGGAACATTAAAGAATGAAGCGGGGAACAATATCGAAGGTGAACTAATTGATGAGTTTACAATAAAATTTACTAATGTTGCACCTCTTATTACTCAAGATTCTGGGGCAACATGGGCAACTTTATTTACTGAAGGTTATTCTGCATTTGGGCTAGACTCTATCCCATTATTTATTAATATAGCTTTTGGTGCCAGTCCCGTATACGGGAGTACAGTTATTCAAAGCGTGAACCCAATATTCTATCTATCTCCTGAGGTGACATAATGGGAGTACTATTTGTTTATGTTAATGGGGCTGTAGTTTACGGTACAGTTACAGATCAAGACGGATTTGCTATACAAAATGCTACAGTAGATTTGAGCGGGTTTACTGCTACTACTGACGCGGCGGGCTTCTATAAGGTGGACCTTTCTGGGGTGACGGACGCGGGGTTTACGGGTATTTTAAGTGTAATTCTACCAGACTTCAGTAGAGTTACTAAAGATATATCCCTTGATCGTGGAACAGCTTTGCAAAAGAATATTACTCTTACAAAAGAGAAAAAATTAGCCGCTATTAGTGAAAATACAAGAGACATAGATGAGCCTTTTGTGGCTTCTAGGAATACCGTAGTTCAAAGACAACAAAACTTAAAAACTCTTATAAATGCAGCACAAACTGAGTACTCAAGTAATGCTGTTAAAATAGCAACAACAATTTATAAAGAAACTTTAAGAGAGATGATACACCTTTTTGGTAATTTAAGTTATGTAAATTCAGAA